TGTGACAAAGCAAAACAACTTTGTGAACGAGAAGGATACGAATTCGTCTACAGACAATTGGATGTAGACTTTACTAGGGAAGAGTTATTTGAACAATTCCCAGGCGCAAGAACCTTTCCTCAGATAAAAGTGGAAGGTGAAAACATCGGTGGTTATGACCAGTTATATGCATGGCATAACAAGGATTAGAACAAAAAATAGGAGATAACAATTATGCAAGACCCAGATTTTGTGGAGTCTTTTTATTGTTTAGAGTGTGGTGCAGAAGGTGATATAGAACATGAAATGGGTGATGGATATGAAGTTAAATTTTGTCCATTTTGTGGTTCAGAATTAAAAATAGAAGATGAATTTGACATGAACGAGGAGTTAAACTTCGATGAATAGAGAAGTAATATTAGATGCACTAAAAACATCTACAGTAAAAATAGATTTTAGGTCTTTGAACTCTGGTAGAAATATAACTAGAGTTTACAAAGGTCATTCAGCAAAACAAAGTATACAAAGTAATAAAGTTGTAGTTTGGGATGTTGAAAACTCAAAGTGGGATGACATTGAGTGGGATACAATTATATCATGGGAAAAAGTGAATGAAGGTACAATCAGCTAAGGCAAAAGGAAGAAATTTACAAAAATGGACTCGTGAGAGACTCATTGAGGAATTAGAAATACATGTGGAAGATATTGAGAGTAGGTCTATGGGTGCTTCTGGTGAAGACCTCATTATGGCAAGAGCTGCAAGGAAGAAATTTCCATACTCAATTGAATGTAAAAATCAAGAACGAGTCAATGTCTGGGAATCGTATAAACAAGCACTAGAGAATTCTGGGGACTATGAACCTATAGTCGTAATTAAAAAAAATCATCATAAACCATTAGTGGTTTTAGATGCAGAGGCATTCATTAAAATGCATAAGGATGAATAAAATATCAGATTGGTTTGCAATGTCAATGACGAAGTTCTTTCGTTTTGTTGCAGATACATTTTTTGCAAAGAGGTATGGACATCGTGCAGTTGTCCTAGAAACAGTTGCTGGTGTGCCTGGCATGGTTGCTGGTATGTGGATGCACCTAACAAGTCTTAGACAAATGAAAACAGGGTATGGCCCTATGATAAGAGAACTTCTTGCAGAAGCAGAGAATGAAAGAATGCATCTTATGTTTTTCATAGAAATTACTAAACCAAATGTATTTGAAAGATGGTTAGTGTTATTTGCACAAGCAATCTTTTGGATATTTTATTTTATCTTGTATGTGTTCTTTTCTAAGACTGCACATAGAATGATACATTACTTCGAAGAAGAAGCAGTAAAATCATATACAGAATACCTTAAGATGGTAGAAAGTGGTGAAGTAGAAAACATCCCAGCACCACAACTTGCAATTGATTATTACAAAATGAAAAAGAATGCAAAGCTTTCAGACTTAATCAAAAAAGTCAGAGCAGATGAACAACATCATAGTGATATCAATCTCAAATATAGTGAGGGGCTGTAGCTCAGTTGGGAGAGCGTCTGGTTTGCATCCAGAAGGTCGTAGGTTCGATTCCTATCAGCTCCACCATTTGACAGGTAGGTACATTTTTTGATATAATACTTTTGTAATAAAGGAGTAATATATGTTAATAGATATCTTATCAGAAAATATTGAATATGAAGTTGCAAGTGACTTCGAACTAGTAAGTGGAACTAGTTTGCAAGGAACAGTTAATACAACATACAGCACATTAGAAAATCTTTTTGGTAAACCAACTTTTACTACAGGAGACCCCTACGATAAAATTCAAATGGAATGGGTCATTGATGGTAAAGTTTATTTTACTGACCAATGGGGTGATAAAGACTTTGAATATATTAAAGCAACAGTTTACAATTGGAAAACTGGTGGAACTCCAACTGAGGAATATGGTTGGCATATTGGTGGTAAGTCATATGAAGCTGTCGATTTTATACAAGAAATTGTAAATGGACAAGTCACACCAGAGTATAATTGGAATGATTGATGTAACAATTATGGGGCCACGAGGTGGTCGTGTTAAAGATGTAGATGAAGCACTAATCTATAATTATATTATAGAGGCATGTAAAGAACTAAAAATTAGACAGGCAGATATAGAAGTCTTGGTATACAATAAGTTTCCAAGTGACTATGATTATGCAATTGGTTTTTGTTATGGTGATGTTGAATCTGTAACAATTGAATTAACCAAAGAAGATGATAATATGTTTCAAACACTTGCACATGAAATGATTCATGTGAAACAATTTTTAGAAGATAGATATCCAAGTGAACAAGAAGCAAAAAAACTAGAAAAAAAACTTCACAAAAAAATAACTCATAGGATGGGATACTAATATGCTTACATACTACAAAGAAATAACAGATTGGAGTGACTCTGGATGTAATGTTCCAAATCACACCTACATCTTTAATGAAAAAAATCAGAATGTAGGATATATTAAAACTGGAACTAAAGAAGAAATCTTTTACAAATCACCATCTAAACTATTTTCAAAGGCAAGACGAAAATTTATAAAACTTGACAGATAGGTGCAATTTATTGTAGAATACAAATATGACAAATACTAAACAATCTTGGAAAGATACTAGAATCAAAGAAATCAATAACATGGGTTACAAATGTGATGACTCACATCCATATTTTGAAGAGGTTCAAGCAATTTACAAAAGTGATGCAAAGTCTTATGAAGAGTTTGAAAAAGAACTCTTAGGACAGATACTTACTTTATAACAGTTTCGAAGTGACAACTCATAGCAGTTGTATATTGGGTGGAAGTCTGACTCTTCCTTAAAATCCCTAAAGGTGCTGATGGTTGGGTTTACTCTCTCCTTCCCCATCATCGTTGTCACTTCACTTAAATTAACGAGAGACTAACATGAGGAATTATGGCAGTAAAAAGTAGAGGCTTTACTAGCGGTCATACAAAAACTAGGAAGTGTTCTTCTCAAGGACAGGGTGGTCGTAGTCGAAGGACTAAGATAGGAATGTCATCGATGAACAAGAGAAAGAAAGCTTCTCACAAAGCATATCGAGGTCAAGGGAGATAATGATGGCACAACCACAACAACAACAAAGACTTATTAAATATGGAAGTGAATTCAAAACACTTAAGGAGTGGAAAGATTTTGAAAAAGAACTTAAAAAACAAATTGCTGAATCTGAAAGAAAAAGCAAAGAAGCATTCTAGTAGTTTTACTAAAGAAGAACTTAAAAACTCTACTAGGATATTTAAATCTGCAACACCAAAATATTCATGGGATTGGTATCTCAAATGGATATCATCTATTTTTATTTTGAGTGCAATGTCAATTCGTGGAATTCCAGAATTACAAAATGTAGATTTGATTTTATCAATCATTGGTATCACTGGTTGGGTAGGTGTTTCTATTGCATGGAAAGATAGAGCGTTAATTATGTTAAACACTGTAGGATTGTTTTTCCTACTAAGGAATTTGATTACAATATGGGTACAATAAATTTAGGAAACAGTTTAAGGTATGACATGTCTGGTCGTAAAAGGAAGACCAAGAGTCTTTCTACAAAGAAAAAGTGTCATACTGTGTCATACAAAAAGTATGTTCCAAGTCAATTGGAAATAGACAGACAAAAAACAAAAGAAGAATTTGATAAGAAATATCCTTCATTGGGTGTTAATGCAAGACCAACTAAAAACATAGATAATTCTTGGAAACTAGAAGAATCTAAAAAGTTTACAGTTGCACCAGCATACAATAAAGGTGCTTATCAAGTAATACCAAAAGAGGATATAGAATGGATTGGGAAATAATAACACAAATTCTTTTAGTTATTGGAGCTTGTATCTTTGCAATCGGTAGTAGTATTATTGTTGCAGAAGATAAACAGAAGAAAAAAGTAAAGAATTATATGAATAATTTACCTAAGAAAAGAGAAGAAGGCTTCCCTTTTCAGAAACAACCACTTACAGGTAAAGGTCAGTTCGATAAACAAAGAACTACTTATACTGAGGGTGACAATACTTAAAATTTCGATTTTTATAAGTAATTTAGATGAGAAATAAGAGAAATACAAAATCTCTTGATGAAATCTATTATGGTGTAGAACCACATGCAGAGGATGACAGAGATAAAGGACGATGCATGAATTGGTATAACTACATGAGTGATAACAAATCATGTGGTGAGTGGTTATCAACATGGATGTCTGATAGGGATTATGAAGACAAATATGTTAAAGGAGTGAAGAGACTTAAATATGTCCCTAGAACTGCAGCTGCACTTGCAAGAATGCAAACTAATTCAGTTCCATGTATGTTTGAGGGTGATTTATTAAGTCCATCTACAACTGAGTTTATAGAAAAACATATTAATAAATGTATTACAGATATAGACTCTCTCAAATCAATCAAAGATGAAGAAAAGAAAAAGAAACCAGTTATTTCTATTCAAGAAAGAATTCTAAACAAAGCAAATGAATATGCTGGTGAAATAGAATATCAAATAGATTTATATTTTGATGACTCTAAAAATAAATTCGATGTCTTTGCATATCTAACAGATGAACAAGTGTCAGGCCCAGTTGCAGTAAAAGTAGGTGACAATTTCCACAATCTAGAAAAAGAATTAGAAGAAGCAGTTGAAGGTAAATGTCCACAATTGAAAGAAGCATATTCATTCTTATCTAAAAAAGGACTAAGGGATGCATACAAATATATTTGTGGTATCAGAACAGATTGTGATAAGTATGCAAAAGGTAAGATAAATCAAAAAAGAAAACCAAGAAAGAAAAAAGTTTACACTGCACAGGAACAAACTAAAAAGATAAACTACAAGATAACAGACACAGAGTATCATCTAACATCAGTTAATCCAGAGTTAATTGTTGGTGCAATGCAACTATGGACATTCAATACTAAAACTAAAGAGATTACCAAGTATGAAGCAGAGGATAGAGCTGGTCTTGGAGTCAAAGGAACAACAATACAAAACTTTGGTAAATACAGTGCATCTAAAAAAATTGGAAACAAGACTGAATATTTTCTTGACAGAATCCAAGAAGGTGGTAAAATAGTATTAAGTAAAGTATTAGATGAAGTAAATACAAAATCATCTAAACCTACAGGAAGAATAAACGAACACACTATATTATTGAGAACTGAATGATTTTAATTGACCTAACGCAGGTTCTAATTGCGTCACTAATGGCATCGACCAGAGGTGGAACTGAACCAATAGATGAAGACCTAGTAAGACACATTGCACTTAAATCACTTGTAATGTATCGTAAGAAGTATGGTAAAACTTATGGAGAACTAGTTCTTGCAGATGACTCTCATAATGTATGGAGAAAAGATATCTATCCATACTACAAAGCAAATCGTAAAAAAAGTAGAGATAAAGATACCAAAGATTGGGGTCAGATATTTGATTGCATAACTGTAATTAGAGACGAATTAAAAGAGAATTTTCCTTATAAATATATCCTAGTATCAAAATGTGAAGCAGATGATATCATAGGAACACTTTGTGAGAAGTATGGTGATACAGAAAACATCATGATTATTAGTGGTGATAAAGATTTTCAACAACTTCAAAGGTATAAAAAAGTAAAACAATTTTCACCTATCACAAAGAGTAATATAAAACTAACACAGGAACAAGCTTTAGAGTATCTCACTGACCATATAATTAGTGGTGATACTGGGGATGGTGTTCCTAACTGTTTATCTCAAGATGATGTATTTGTATCTGGGTTGAGACAGAGACCTTTGTCTAAGAAGAAAAGGACAACTATCAAAGACCCTCTTGTTATGAATGACAGTGAGGTAGACAGGAATTTATCTAGGAATAGAAGTCTTATTGATTTGACCTATATACCTAGTGAATACAAAAATCAAATCCTAGAAGAATTTGATAATGTAAAAGTTGCATCGAGAGGTGGACTATTAAATTATTTTATCAAGAATAGACTCATGGATTTGCAAGAAAATATCGGAGACTTTTAAATTATGGCAAAACGAGGAAGACCTAAAGGGTCATTAAATAAAAAAACTCTAGAGAAACAAGTTCAAGAAATTGAACAAAATGTAGCTTTAGAAACAGCAGATGCAGTTTTAACAAAAGAAGAATTACCTTCTGCTGTTGATGATGCAGCTATGGTAATGGCAGAGTCCAAGACTCTTGGTAAAGCAGGAATTGGTAAAGCAATAAGAGAATCTATTGGGAAAACTCAAAAGAAAGTTCTTGATGGGCCTAAAACTAAAACAGTTGCAGACCTTCCAAGAAATCCAAGTATTGTAGAAATACTTGCATTGGTTGAAGAAACAAAAGGTAAACAATCTAAAATTGATATTTTAAAACAGTTTACTAGTAGAAACGATGTCAAATATGCACTTAAAGCTGCATTTGATGAAAGAGTTCAGTTTACTTTACCAGAGGGATTACCAGAAGGAACTCAAATTGGAGACCCAGATACACCAGAGGGTGCAATGGACATGGCTCCAGAAAGATTCATTCGTGTATTCAAGAGAATGCAATATTGGGTAAAAGGTGGTCTTGCAAACAGCACAAGTAAAGTTACAAAACAGGAAGAAATATTCCTAAACACTTTAAGGTCACTTGAGAAATCTGAAGCAGAGTTCTTACTTGCAATTAAAGATAAGACTATGCCTTTTAAATCTGTTACCAAAGAAATTTGTGAAGATGCTGGATTTGACCTAACTCCTAAGTAAGTATTGATATAAATACTACTATGGAAAAGGCAATAAACAGACTGGGATTAACCGATGAAGACAGAGCAATTACCTACACTGATAATGGTGTAAGTAGAATTGCAGAGATTCGTCATTACGACCCAGTAATGGGATTGTTAAAGATTATAGACCCTATGAGTGGAGACATTCATGAAATGATTTACAATAGGGACTTAAGTAGATGGTTCGTGCCAGGCACAAACATTGTTTGTGACTACAATGTGGAAGAACCAGTAATTAAACAGATTGATACTCAGACAGGTGATGTCCCAGTAACAATCAAAAGGTTTCCAAGTAATCCTTTAGATTAATTGGAATAAAATATAGTATGGAGATATTATGGAACAAGTAGAAAAAGTTGATTTGATGCAAACACAGATTTTAGGTCTGAAAGAACTTGCACAAATGGTTGCAGTTATTGATACTGCAGCGAGTAGAGGAACTTTCAAAGCAGAAGAGTTCTCAACAATCGGAAGATTGAGAGAAATCATTATTGCAGAAAGCCAAACTCAAGCACAGATTAGACAGCAAGTTGCACAACAACAAGAAGTCGAATCTACTCTTGATGGTGGTAAAACAGAAGGTAATGAAACTGTTGAACCAGTTATTGATGCAAGAGAAAAAATAAAAAGAAGTAAAGGTAAGAAGTAATGGCAGATAATTTCGATTTTGGTTTCACTGCTGTAGACCAAGATGAACTTACAACTAAAACAGGGGAAAGTGCAGCTCTTAATGAAAAGATTGCAGAAGACCTTAAGAAAGTTGCAGAGTCGTCAAAAGGTGCAGTTAATTCTGAACAGATAGAAAACTTAGATGCAAAGGTTGATGTTCTCAACAAATTAGTATCTAATGCACTAGATGAATTAGATGAAGCAAAAACAAATGTAGGAAGTTCTACAGATGTTGCAGTATCAAAATTGAAATCACAACTTGCAGATGCAGAAGAACTTATTTTACCACTTCTACACAAACTCATGGAGAATGAGGATAAAGAATATATCTATTGGCCTAATCGTAAGGCAATTATAAATCAACAAATTGAAAGAGTTAAAAAAGTAACTAGAGGTTAATTATGGCTACAGATGCAATTGGACAAACTATCCCATCATGGGTAGAAGATAATTCATATGAATTGAAAAGTGTTGGAACATTTACTTCTAATGAAGGACATATAACTCCATGTTCAGATGCAGATTTTAGAGCATTATGGAAAACACATTATGATAATCATATAGTTCGTAATGGTAAATACAAAGATAATAGTGCATATGATGGTAAGTTTTTTGTAGATTCACAAAGAAACTACAACAAAGTAGAAGATTTACCAGAACAACTTAATGTCACAGGTTCAAACAATTCAGATGGAAAACCTATGGGTATTATTCCAGCATTAGGTGGTGAAGACGAAACTGATACTGCAAACTATGGTGCTAGCATGTGGATAGGAAATTCTGGACTTGATGCATATTCATTACCTACTACTTTTTGGATAGGTGATACAGAAGTTACTAAAGATGATGCATTTACTTCTGTTAAAAAGTCTATTATTTGGAGATATGCATCTGATTACAAAAAAGCAATGTGTAATGAAGTTAATCCAGAAGCTACAGTTGCAAAAAGAACCAGAGCAAAAGTATCAGAAGGCCCACTAGCAACAACAGATGAACAATATGCAGCTACAAAATTCCAAGGTACAACAGGTGAATATCCAGCACCAAGTGAGGAAGAGAGACATCTTCAACAAGACACAGCTGGTGAAACATATACTACTAAACTAACATGTATGAATGATTTTTTAGTATCTGGTGCTGGTATGAAATACAAAATAGAATGGGAAAAAAATGAAAATACTGCAATTGCAAGTGAAGTCGATACATGGTTAATTGCAAATGGATATGGAAGAAGTTCAAAACAAGATAATGTTTGGGTAACACATACACCACAGGTAATAGGACAAGCAAGATTACTTAAAGAGTGTTATAACTTTGTAGGTGGTGCAAGAGTGGAAACTACATTGCAAGATATCGACAATGGTGTTTTTGGACTACCAGCTGAACATCCAATAATAGCTAAACATACTAGTAATCAAGATTTAGAAGGTGGTATTGACATGAAACAACACTTTCCAGATGAAGCAGGATTTAATGATGGAACTCAAGTAATACCAGACTCAATACAAGTAGAATTTGGTAAAAATATCAGTTAAATATGGCAGATAAAGAACATATTCTTAAACTCAAAAGAGGAGACATTGCACTAATTGTTAATAGTGATGATGGATGGTTTAAGAAAATGTCAATTGCATTTGCAGATGATTATGATGATTCAATCCAAATGAGTGGTGATTGGATATCACTTTACAAAGCAGTTACACATCTTTCAATGATATGTGACACCTACCTCAGAAGTAGACAAAACTTAATACAAGAAGATGGTCATGATTTACTTTCAGAACAAGAATGGAATCAAGATATGTTAGACCCATATATCTTAGGTGATTATCTTAATAACTTAGGTTATACTCTCCCACCAGAACTACAAAAAGAAATAGATGACCAAGACGAAAAAGAATTAAAAAAAGAATCTAAAAACAAGGATAATGTTATTCAACTATTTCCAGAAAAATAAATTTGCTTTATAGGTACATTTTTTGATATACTGAAAACCATTTTATACTATGATAGGACTATATTATGAACAAGATAAGTAATTACGATATTACACCAAAAGAAATGTTTTATGCAGAACTCGGTAGAGAAATCTCCAAGTATGCAGAAAAAAACAAAACAACCTCTCTACGATTCAGTAGAAAAGAATTCGAAACAGATAGAAAAGGAAGTGCAGAAGATGATGTATGGAATCATATGTTAACTGCATGTGATAAACTAACTCGTATTGGTTCAACATGGGGCCCTAAAGATATTAGTTGTCTCAATAAAAAAGAACGAATTATCGTTCAAGCACAATTAAAAAAACGAGAAGTTGCAAAAAAAAGAAAAGAAAAAAGATTAGCAAATGCATAAGAATATAGACTTAATGGGTGAAGAAATATTTCTTATTGACGATGTTGAACAACAAGGGATAGTTGCAAAGTGGTGGACTGATTTATACAATTATGGTTCATTTATACAAGGATTTCTTGCATATGGTGGTAATCCACCACATATCAGTATGGATAAAACTGGTGACCCAGAAATGATAAAGAAAATAAGAGAGGAAGGTGGTTTTTCTAATAAGATAACAGGCACATTAGAAAAAAATACTTGGTATATGAATGTATCTCGAAGTCAAGAAGCATTTACAAAAGCAGCTGGAAGAGCATACAAACAAGAAGATGATGGTAATGAAGCATACTGGGATAAAGAAGGTCAAGAATGGGGATTGCCTGTAGATATATTTAAACATCATCCAGTAGTGCATAATACAGTTGATGAGATATGGAATACTTTTAAACCACATTTTGAAGAAGCATTAGGTCTTGAAGTAAAAGATTACAATAACTGTTATGTCCATGCGTTTCAACATGGAGATTCTAGTTGGGCTCATCAAGATTACATGGATTACAGTGCAATAGTTTATCTTAATCCAATAAACATATGGGATTTAAGAAAATGGGGTGGAGAAACTTTGTTCTGGAATGACGACATAGACTTTGTTCGTGCAACTGCATGTCCAAAAGGTGGTAGTGCAGTGGTATTTCGTGGAGATATTTTTCATAAAGTTACAGGTGTATCTTGGGAAGCAACTTGTCCTAGAAACTCTGCAACTTTTTTCTTTGACAAAAAATAACTATGAGGTTATAATTATATTATGAATATTTTTTACTTAGACAAAGACCCAAAAACATGTGCAGAAATGCATTGTGATAAACATGTATGTAAAATGATTATTGAGTATGCACAACTTATGTCTACTGCACATCGTGTTATTGATGGTGTATCTTACGAAGGTAGAACTGCAAACAATAGAAGGATTGCAAGATGGTTACATCCACTTGAAAATCATGAGAAACTATTATACAAAGCATCACACATCAATCATCCAAGTAATCTATGGGTAAGAGAATCACAGAATCATTATAATTGGTTATATGAAATGTGGACACATTTATGTGATGAGTATACACATCGTTATGATAAAATACACATGACAGATTCAAAACTTCGTGGAATACTTGAATCACCACCTATGCAAATTGATGTTAAAAAATTTGTTGACCCATATCTTGCAATGCCAAACGATGTCAAACAAACAAATGTAGTAGAGGCATATAAGAACTATTATATAAACTACAAGAAAGACTTTGCAAAATGGACTAAAAGACCAACTCCAAAATTTATGAATTTTGAAACACACGCAGGATATGCTTCATAATGCCAACATATACTTTAGAAGATACTGAAACAGGAGAACAACATGATGTGTTTATGTCATGGGATGATTTACAAGAATATAAAAAGGGTAATCCACATTTAAAACAAGTTATAGGAAGTCCTAATATTGTTTCTCAAGTTGGTTCTAGAACAGGTCTTGGTGGTAGTGGTGGATTCAATGAGGTTCTTCATAGAGTTGCAGACAAACATCCTAGGTCAGACCTTGCAAAAAGTATTAAGAGAAGAAGCACAAAAGAAGTTAAGACAGATGAAGTCATTAAAAAACATGTAGAGATTCAACAACGAAAAAACGAGGATAAAAAATGAATCAATTTGATATAAAGGAATATATTAAAAATGAAGGGTTCAATCCATTTGCAACAGATGAAAATGCAAAAGAGATTGGTGAACAACAACAAAAAGATAGGTCTCTTATTAAAGATGGAAACTGGGTATCAAAGGAAAAAGAATACACAGGAAAATCAAATGAGGCTAGACCATCTGCATTTAATCAAATGATATCATGTAACTGGATTGACCCAGATTTCTTTTGGGGATGGAGAGTAAGAGTAGAGGAAGGACAGGCTCAAGGATTTATTACTCTCTTAACTGTAAAAGAATATCATTCAGTAGAGAATTGGCCAAGAACAACAATGGGTGGGCCTGCAAGAGGAGCGGTTGATGATGCAACTGCTGGTCTCAATTGTTTATTTGCAATGAGACATTTTTGTCCTATTGTAGAAATAACTCATACCTATGATAAAAAAATTATGGTGGGTCAAACATTAGAGACAGAAAATACATCATTTGTAAATAATGATGGTATTATAACTGAAACAGGAGTTCAACGAGTGGTTGAAACTGGAGAACAGGTTGGTACATATAAAGCAATCTGTAAAGATTTAAGAAAGGATTAACATGAAAGAAGGGAATATACAAGGACTATTCCAAACACCATTTTTTATTGGTGAGATTGATTACGAATATGAAATACCAAAAAATGAAAAATTTGTAGATGGTCATAATAGAAAAGGTATTGTTAATCCTAATGTATTAGATTTAGATTTACCAGAATTAGAGAAAAAAATATTAGAGTGTGCAAATCATTTAATAGTTGAAGTAGGTTCTATTAAACAACCTATGAAGATTAATCAATTATGGTTAAATGTATATGATGAAACTAGAGCTGGATTACCAGTTCATTGGCATCAAAATTGTTCGTGGTCTGGAACATTTTTTCCAGAAGATTCAAGGCATACTACATGGTATGTAAATCCTAATGCTGGATATCAAAACATGTATTTTCCAGAAGTTGAGAAACCTACAGATTTTAATCAAGATTACACGCCTTTCACTAATATGCCTAAAGGTAGAGTGATTATACATCCATCTTGGATAGGTCATTCAGTGACATGGCATGGTCATGAACCATCATATTCAATATCATTTGATATTGCTTACAAAGGTGAAATTGGTTCAAAACAATATGGGAGTTATAATGATGGTCAATAATAGTGCAATTTTAACAAGAGACGAATACAGAGAGTTCAACGATAGAGTTGCTATACTACAAGGTAAAGGCTATGAACTACCATTTGAGGTAGAATTCTTAAAAGAAAATGATACATTTAAAGTTACGATTTATGGTAAACACAATATCGATGAACTTGATGCAATGACAGAGGATGTAAAACCACAAAGAATATTTCCATGAAGACCTTTGAAATACTAGATTATGATTTTCAATCATTACCTACAGAAAATATAGATGGTAAACGATACTATATCACACCAACAGGTGAAAAGTATCCTTCGGTAACATCTGTTACTGGACTTTTAAATAAAGAAGCAATTAAGAAGTGGAGAAAAAGAGTTGGTGAGAAACAAGCAAATAAGATATCAACTCAAGCTGCAAGACATGGAACATCTGCACACCAACTATTCGAAGACTATATTAGAAATGATAACTTTGAAGAAAAGTTTAAGGGTGCAATGCCCACTACACAACAAGCATTCATTTCGGTAGAAAAAGAATTAAATCAAATTGGAACTGTTCATGCACTTGAATCACCACTTTATTCACATAACCTACAACTTGCTGGTAGAGTAGATTGTATTGCAGAATGGGAAGGTGAGATATCAGTCATCGATTTTAAGACCAGTGCAAAACCAAAAAAGACAGAATGGATACAAAACTATTTTATACAGGAAACTGCATATGCAAAAATGTTTGAGGATTTAACTGGTAAGAAGGTAGAAAACATTATCACCTTGATAGCAGTGAGTAATGGAACGAGTCAGTTGTTTGTGGAAAAACCGAGTGAGGTTTACCACACTAAGTTATTAGAACTTAGAGATAGTTATAAAGGAATGTATGGTTACTAAATTAGTAACTTGCCATCCACATTATTAAAAATGGTATTGCTAATGGTGCTAACATGAAAAATGAGAATGAAAAGTAGTCTCGTATTTTTTCACAAATTTCGCATCGATGTTCAATAATATAATTAACAGCACGACTCATGAGAGTTGTTCTCCTTATAAATAGTTATAGGGTTAAAATAATGATATTCAATCTAGTTATAGATATTTATCATTTATATTTATAATAGTTATAAACTCAATTTTAAAAAAATTATGGCATATAGTAAAAAAGTAGTAGATAGATTCGAATCTGTTCTAAACAATCCAGAAAAACATGCAGTCGGTAGGTTTGACCCTAAAGACCCTAATGTTGCAACTGGACTAGTTGGAGCTCCAGCATGTGGTGATGTCATGAAACTCGACCTTAAGATGAATGGAGATTTGATAGAAGATGTCAAATTCAAAACTTATGGATGTGGAAGTGCAATTGCGTCATCGACAATGTTTGTTGAAATGCTCAAAGGTAAAACAATTGAACAAGCAAAACAGATTAAAGATAAAGAAATTGCAGAAGCTCTTGAATTACCACCTATCAAATTACACTGTTCTGTCCTTGCAGAAGAAGGAATCAAGAAAGCAGTAGAAAACTGGGAAGAAAAAACTGCACATAGAAAACATAACCAAAAATGGGAAGACCCAAATGGGTATGGATATTAAAGACTTGACAATATAGAGTTTGGTAGTATAATTATATTATGGATATTATAAAAAGATTACTCTTTTGGGTTGTAGATTGTTGGAGACTTATCATGGACAATCGATACAATCCATTAAGACACATACACGACCCTTCAATTCAATCATATTTTACACTAGCATTATTTGTAATGTGGTCTTGTTACTTTGGTGTAGTCGCATTACACTGGATGAACTGGATAGGATATAGTATTGTTTGGTCAATTATTATTCACTTAGCAGTTCTTATACCAATCATGGTAACTAATGCAGTATTTCAACAAGCAGAAAAAGATGGTGCAAAATGGGTATCTGCATATACAAAGAATAATAATGATACTAACTAAAAAAAGATTTGCAGAAGCAATAGAAAAAGTTGTATTAGAAAAGGGTCTTAATTACATAGATGCAATCATATACTATTGTGAAAAAGAACATCTAGACCCAGAATCAGTAAAGAATTTGATAACACCACCTCTAAAAGAAAAAATAGAAGTTGATGCAATGTCTTATAATATGTTAAAACCAAATGCAAAGAAAGGAAAAGGTAAATTACCAATATGAAACCATATAACAATCGTAGACCACAAAGGTCAAAAGAATGGGGAAGAAAACCAAAGAAACATGATGGGCCACCACCATTTGATGTCTTAATGAGACGATTCAAAAAGAAATGTGAACGAAGTGGTGTTGTTGCAGAGGTTCGTGAAAGACAATACTATGAGAAACCTTCTTCAAGGAGACAGAAGAAAATCAATGCATGGAAGAGAAAGATTAAGATTGATAAGATTCGTGAAGAACAAGCCTTGGAAGCTTACAAAAGAAGTGGAAGGTATTAATAGTGAGTTGGCATGGTTATGAAAATGTCAATGCAAGGTTCGGATATGAATCGTATCAGTTATACCTCGGTATTAAACTGCATTACAATTCAGATTATGATTTTAACAAATATAATGGTAAAGTTAGTGCATCGTTTGAGAGTTATCTCAAAAGGTCTGATAAGTTCCAATTCTCTAAGTTACGAAAACAACATGGAGAAACTCTTAAAGACTTCTATATTGCAAACTTTATGCATAAAGACTATTGGATAGGAGATTTATTCGGTGAAGAAGCAAAAGAAAATTATACAGAATGGAAAAAATACAACCAATCTTTACTCTACTGTTTTGAAAAAGATATCAGATATTTACATTCACTTGACACAGTTTTGGGGAATCTATTTGATACTAGTGAGTCTAGTCATCCTATCATTGTTAACAATATTTTATCCAAGTCCATATCCTTACCCACTGGAGTATTACTCGATGCCCTTGTTGGATGGAGTTCCAGCGTAAATATAACAGAACAATATGTCTGGCCTGAACTCAAAAGAAGGATACAAAAGACTCAAGGTTTTATTGGATACAATAATAAAAAGTTAAAAGAAAAAGTATTAGAAATATATGACAGTTGAAGTATTAGAAAGAAGTAATACACAGAAAGACTTTGTATCCTATTTGAACCTCTCAGAGGGTCATACAGCATATATTATAGGTAATGGAACATCTAGACAGGGATTAGACCTAAATGTCCTTAGCGGGGATGTATGGGGGTGTAATGCACTATATCGTGACTATACACCAGACTATCTTACTATTATAGATGTCAGTATTATGGGTGAGTGTTGTGAATCAACATATCCAAAATATAATCACTGTTATTTTTCTGGTGAATGGGATGACCCATTAGGACATGAAGAATACAATACAATTAAACAAACAATGGGTGTTCCAGTAAGAGAATGGATAGACCCAAGTCATTCTAAAGTGACTATGCATGGAAAAGGTAATGGTAATGTCGGTATCTTAGAAATGCAAGCAATAGGAATAGAGGATGACTATAAAATTACAAAGATAGGTGGCCCATATGATGACTACCATCTTTTCGAGAATTGG